CTCCTCAGACTTTTCTTAAACTTGAAATGAATTTTGAAACTTCATTTTCAAGATGTTTTTGTGCGGACCGATCGTGGTTCACCGCGTAGGCCACATCCATTAGAGCGGCACGACGACGACTGCCCATTACTCTTTCATAAATTGCTGTAGGGTAGGCTTCTGGGGCACTTGGTTGTGCCACAACATCAACTGTTACGATTTCAAACTCGGAAACATTACCAGATTCCTGGACATTTCCTGAACCGCGACTGCTGACACCTAACTTAACACCACTTTCAAGTAATGTTTTGATAATGTTACCCATTGGAGTCGGGATAAGTTTTAGCTTACCGTATCCATTAGGACCATCCATCCACATCTCAGTAACCATGTGACTTACTCGGTCAATGTTTACTTGTAGATCATCTGGGTGGTCTGCTTCTCCTAGAACAGAGAAACCACTATCTAGTCGTTTTCGAATGCTCTCTACAGCGTTGGCAATTTCGTTTACAGGATAAACACGCGAATTGTGATTGCGTACTCCACCCTGGATGAAAATGCCTTTCATGTAGAGATCCTTACCGCCACTGGCCGAGTCTTTTGATTCGACAACCATAGATGCCTGATCAAAAGTTAAATGTTCGCGTAGTGGCTGTAGGTACATGATGTATTAACCTCTTGTTGAAACTTTGCTAAGAGCTGGCTTAGTAGTACCACCCATGTCTTGTGCTTTTGGAGCACTGGCTGGTGATGTACCGCTAGCTGTACCTTCAGCTGATCCAGCACCAATCTTAACAGCTGGACGAGCACCCATTGGGTTCTTGCCTGCTACTGGACTGCGCTTTTCGTCGGCTTTGTCGCTGTTGTCTGGGGAAGCAACTTTGGTTAATTCTGCTGATTCTTCAATGCTTTCTGGCATTGGTTCTTCGGCTGGAGCAACTGCTGTATCATCTACAGGAGCTTCTTCTTCGCCACCAACCATTTGCTCAAATTCTGCTTTTAATTTTGCTAATGCGGACTCAACATCCATCATTGCATCTGCAACATCGCCTGCATCTGCATCAACAGGTGCAGAAGCATCCATATCAGCACCTAAATCGGCTGTTGCGGCTTCTTCGTCACCCATTTCTGGTGCAACTTCTTCGTCGCCTTCTTCAGTTAAATCTGCGTCTACTTCATCGATTGAATCGGAAATAGCGTTTAAATCTTCGTCTTCGAAGTTGATGTCATCTGCCATAATATCTTCATAGACTTGACGGCCGATTCCAACATAGTAATCATGTAACAATGCAGAGGCTTTATCCTCTTCTTTATTAAGAAGGTGATCCAATGCTTGTTCGAGAACTGTTTTGCTCATTTATATGTCTCCTTGCGCTAAGGGGGACACACTACATTAAGAGTGTGTTTTACCAATAACTACTTACAGAAGGCACAGCTAAAACTAAAGGATATGGTAGAAAAAACGGAGTTTTTGACAGTTATGTTACGATGATAAATGTAAAAATCCGCCTTATTATTGGCGGATTCTCTTATGTTGCTGGGGGTCTTGCATACATTGTTTTGACAAACTTTAGTCTTTGTTTGTTTTCATAATCTCTAAGATCTCTAACTTTTCTTAATTGATTTATGTGTTCTAAGGTTAGACGCTTTCTTCGTAGGTCTCCAAAGAAAGCAACTTCTGGGTCAATTTCTTTTTCGATTTCTTCTTCAGCGTTGATAATGTCATTAAATCTCATAGCTCTACTTATCCTAATTGGGCTATTAAGCTGGAGGAGCGGCTGGGGTTGGACTTGCTGGTGCACCTGCATCTGCGGCTTCTGGAGCGGCTCCATCTTCTGGTGCGGCACCCAAGTCGCCTATTCCACCTGACAAATCTAAATCGCCTTCTGAAGGACCTTTTAATCCAGTTGCGCTAAAATCAGCACTTTCAGTATCTGGGGAACCTTCTCCAGAATTTTCTTCTCTCCAGGCTTGTTCGTTTTCTAAGATTTCATCATCAGTTAAACCCAAGAACTTCTGTAACTTGAAACGATGTGCCAAGTACGGAATTTCTGCCAGCTGTGTGAATACTGCGGCACGAGCATTGTTGATTTCGATTTCTCTATAGCCACTGAAGTTTTGAGGCTCAAGCATGTCAATGTCAAAACTTGAACTGTCAATGTTGACTCCACGCTGTTTTAAGAATACTTTAAATTCTTTATCTAGATATGGAGCAACTAAACCTTGTAATCTACGGCAATAGCGATTGAAACGGAATTCTTGTATTAGTGCCGTACCCATACGACCATCTGTAAATTGTACAGCAGTATCATCAGGACCAGTTGGCAAATAGCTACTTGGAATACGCAATCCACGCAAGAGTTTGTTAGTAAAGAATTTTAAGTCGTCAATTTCGCCAAGTCCAGTACCGCCTGGCAATACTTCAACTTTACTGCCTCGACCATCTGCTGTTTGAGCAAAGAAGAAGTCTTCCATAATACTCAATGGATTATAACTAGCATCCATTTGTGTACCACCACCTGCACGAGTTGGAATACGGCGCTGGTGGATTTCATTTTTAACACGCTCAACGAAAGCCATAGCCTGGTGACTTGGCAAGTTGCCTGTGTCAATGTAGAATACACGGCGTTCAGGAGCTCGCTGTACACGATAGATAATAATAGCATCTTCAAGCAATTCTTTTTGCTTGTAGATTTTGAATACGCTGTCAAGAATACTTGCGCCAAACGGCCAGCTAGCATCTAAGCCTTCGTTTAATGTAATGTGTATAACATGTTCACCGTCAATGGCAATTTCTCCGCCTTGTGCTCCAGCTTTGCCATAGTTACTGCCCTGACTATAAACGCCAGGTGTGTTAGGTGCCGCGGCACCTGTTAATGTTTGTACATTGTCAATTGGTTGTGTTGCAACCTTGTTTGCAAAATTAGGATGTACATTAGCAATAATATACTGTTCAACTGCACGACCTTCAGCTTCGTTGATAACTGCTCGTTTTACATCCGATGAATTAACCCAGTAAAGCTCAAATGTTTCTGGATCACGCAAAAAGAAATGATCTCCGTACTTGATTGCATTTCTAAATGTACGGAATATGCGTTGATCCATTTTGTTAATGGCACACCACTTTTTAAGTGATGCTTGTACAATTTTGCTTTCACTATCTGTTGGATCATCTTTCCACATGATTCGGAAAGGTAAATTTGTGTCTGGTTCAGATTGTGTACAAAATTCAGCAATAGTATCTAGTGCCGCATTGATTTCACTATCTTGATCCATTTGATCGTATTGAACATATCGTTCAACACGGTTTGGCTGGCCAGTGTATACATCTTGTAACCAAGATGCAAATTTTGCAGACGAACCTTGCACGGCTTGACGGCCGTTTTCTTTTAGTTCACCTTCTGGTTCCCAAATTTTAAAATGTTTTCTCCAACTCATAGCGTTACTTACCTTATATTTTTAACTTAGTCTAACCGGAGCATCACTGATTCCTGGTCTTGTGTTACCTCTAACTGCGGCCATATCATTTTGTATAGATGCAACCATACTCATCAATTGTCCAACAGTTTCTGGTGTAAATGTTGGATCGTCTTTTGGTCCTGTAGTTGCCTGTTGATTTGCAACAATATTACCTGTTATGTTACTATCTACACTCGGAGTACTGATACTTGCAAATTGTCTTTCAGAAATAGTTCCTGCAATTGGAGTAGTTACTGGAGTGCTTGAAGATAATGCTTCAAAACTTGCCTGTTGGCTTTGCATGCCAGTTGCCAGACTTGCTGTATTAGTTGAGGCTGTTGGTGTTGTTGTATCTGGTTCAGCTGATGCAGTCTCTCCTCCACCAAAGCCTAGTTTTTTACCTAGCCACGAATTGCCCAGCCATCCAAACAAACTGGTAAATGGTTTAGTAATCACATTCCATATACCGCTTGCTCCTGATTTCAATATGTCAATGAATCCACCCAGTGCATTGCTAAAAAATCCTGTAACTGAATTCCATATTGCACCTGCGCCATCTGCAAACCAGCCTACTAGATTTTTAAATCCATCCCACAACTTGCTCGAAACTTCGACAATTTCATCCCAGAAATAAATGACACCAGCACCTACTGCAACTACTGCCGCAATAATTCCCCAGACTGGTGCAGTGATGCCGGCTAATACACCGCCAATTGCTGTGGCAACTCCACCAAGAATTGATCCAAGGCCAGCTACCATACCACCTAGCATAGGCACCAGTCTAGCAATCCACGGACCCAATTTTCCAAACCAACCAACAACTGGTCCAATAAATTTTCCAAGCTTGCCAAAACTGCCTACCACTGATCCCCATGCAGATGTCGCCATTGCAACCAGTGCTGGTATAACTGTTGATAATATTGTCCAGGCCATAACAGCAAGATTTTTTATCATTGCCCCTGCACTAGAAAGCAAGGCCATACTAAATTTGCCCATTGACAGTAGCATTCCAGTAAACCCGCCAGCACTTCGATATGCGGCTATAGTTCCTGCTACTAGACTGCCAACAAATTTGCCCATTGAAGTGGCCATTCCAACAAGCCCGCCTGCGTTTTTCCACATGGCCACTGTTCCTGCTAGTATACTTTTTCCAAAGTCCATCAGTGCTGGAATAATCATTTTAACAGATCCAGCACCACCTGTCATGAATGCACCTATGCCACCTGATGCCAACACCGCTGGTAGTATTCCAATTAAGCCCACAATACCAGCAGTCAATCCAATTAGAACATTACGCAAACTTCTTAGAGAATCTGACAAGTTATCCATTGATTGTATGTTACTTGCTTCAGAAGTCTTAAACATTCCTTCCAATTCTTTTTTAGCTGCCGCATCACCGGCTGCGGCTCTTGCTTGAAGATCTAGTTTTTTAGCCAATGTTCCTGCGGCTACACCTGCATCAAATAAGGCTTCAGTTCCTTTTGCTCCAAGGTTCGATCTACTGTTTGAAATTGCTTCAAGATTACCTCGTTGCCCTTGCATGCCTTTTGCTAAACTGGTCGCATCTACAACGCCATTGTTCATTTGCTTGGCACTAGCAACTGCTCCTGTTACTGCCTGGAAGTTTGCCATTGCTTCAGGATTTGCATAAGTCGCTGCCGCACCAGTATCACCTTTGGCAATTAACAATGCCATGCGATTCAAATCTTCTTCGTTACTGCTTACACCAGCGGCGGCCAGTGCTTGTTTAATATCTTCTGCACCTTTAACTCCTTGGAGTGCGGCCGCTTGTCCACTTGTACTCTTTTTAAAGTTTTCAATGCTCTTTAAAATTTCTTTAGAGCTTGTACCAAATGCATTACTCAATGTTCTAGCACTATCAACAGTTTCAGCATACTGCTTAACCATCATCTGCTGTGCTTCTTTTTCACTCTTGGCAGTCAACGCAATCGTTGAACTTAGCGCACCCATTACATTTGCCTGATCTTCTTGTGTTAGGCCCATGGCCGCAGTTGACTTTGCGGCCTTATTCATTGTCTTTGTTAATTCTGGTCCAATATTTTTACTAAGCGAGCTACTGATAACACCGCTACCCATTCTAAAGCCCCTGGCCAGTTCGCTGAGTCGTTCTACTGATTCTTGTGAATTTTTACCAAAGGCCTTAAAGCCACCTTGACTTTGTTCAAGCACTTTGATAAAATTGTCACCAAGGCCGCTCATTAATTTTGCTTGTTTAATAGAGCCAATTTTAAATGCACCAAGGTCAGCAAAGCCGCCTAGTTGTCTAGCATCGTCTGCAAATTCGTTCAGTGCAGTAAGCATAAAACTTACACCACCTGCAAAGCCACCCAGGGCTTTTCCTACAACTGACCCGCTGTATTTTAAATCTGAACTTAGACTACTAAAGGCTCCTTCTAGTCCGCCTTTGCCAGTTAATAAACCAGCACCAAAGCTTTTAAAAGACTTGCCAGTGTCCTTCATTGACTGTGCTAGATCTTCATGCGCTTCTCTTTCTTTGTTTATGGTTTTGGTCAGTGCTTCGCGCTCATCATTATCCTTTTTAGATAGTGATCCTGTGAGCTTGAGTTCTTTGTTCAATGTCTCTAGTCTAGATTCTAATTCTGCCAGATCTTTAGAAACTGTTTTATTACTTGATGTCTTAGATGGAGGACCAGCATTTGTGCCTCCGGTGCCTCGACCCATGCCTTCTGACATGCCGCTCATCTTTTCAGTCAGTCGCTTAACTGCGTTGGCTAAATCGCGGCCTGTATCTTCGGTCAGATCACTCATTAAATTACGGTCCTGTAGCCATTATATTAGCACATAAATAGATTATGCGAATAGGCGTATGATCCTATTTACCGTTAAGGATTAAGTACATGGATAATCAAAACCCACTAAAACAGCCATTTAAGGCAACAGTAGCCAATCCGTTGGCAGGATATTACCGCCGACCGGGCACTTATATTGAACTTCCTTCAAAAGGAAGATTCTATAAGATTGCACCCAAGATGTCAGACACAAATGAATTGGCAGTTTACCCAATGACTGCCAAAGATGAATTGGCATTAAAAAACCCCGATTCGCTGTTAAACGGAGAAGCATTAAAACAGGTAATACAAAGTGTTTGCCCAGACATTAAAAATGTCAATGAAATTCCAGCACCAGACATTGATGCCATCCTAG